AGTAGGATCTAATTCATATTCTGCGTCTAACTCTCCAATTGTTTTTCCGATCTGCGGGATGTTATTTGGAATACGTGCAGACCCACCTCCTGGGGCTCCTCCAAATTCACCGGCGTTTTTCTTCGGATGAGATCCAGCGGCATCAGGATAGTCTCGGTTTCTTTCTTGGTTATCCTTGAAATTCATTCCGAGTTCTTCATCCTCTTGTTTTTTTATTTTTCTAACAATAGCTATTGGCTTTGCTGCAAGCTGTTTATCGCCGCCGTAGCCAAAATATCCGCCATAAAAACTTTCCGCACCTGATGTATGTCCTTGCCCAGAATACCCTGCCTCACGGAGCTTGACAGGCTGTTTTTCCCAAAATTGGTTAACAATTTCATCCCATTTACTAATATTTTTTTGATGTGGCACTGCTGATAAATAGTTAGCAACTATTTAACAATATGACCAAAAATTTGCTTCTTGTTTTAATATTGCTTTTTCCAAGCTGTGTTTCTTCCATTCCAACCCCTTGTGGGCAACGAAGCAGAGCTATTCAACCACAAACTAACGCTGTAGAAAACCTCTTTGGGCAAGAAATTTTTTGGAGACAACAAGACCTTCCAGTTTTAGTTATTATAGACCCACACATGAGGGAAATGAGAAAACAGGTTGTTATAGAGGCAATCAACACCTGGAACCTTAGAACTGGAACAGTAGTCTTTACATACGAAATAGCGCCATTAGTATCTAGGGCAGGTGTTATTTGTATCTCCGAAGAAGACTTAGGCCCGCCTGATATTTGTGGCAGTCAAGTATTAGGACTGACAAGAAGATTTTTTTCTGTTAATGGACTTGGAGTGAAAGTTTCAATTTCAAAAGCTATGATTAAACTGCATACGGGTGTTCCAAATAGTCGTATTCTTGGTACAACAATCCATGAGCTTGGGCACGCCTGCGGACTTAACCACGATGTTAACGTAAATTCTATTATGTATCCATATAGTTTACCAAACAGAGGTGGAATTACGCAAGAAGATATAGATTTTGTAAGAAGAATGGTAACCAGGGGACACACCATTGAACACCCGATCGACTACCCAATATTTTAAACTGGAGACCTATTCGAAAAAAAACTACATGCATTAATAATCTAATTTCACCTTAAAAAGAAACTTTTCATTAGATTTCTTTAAAATAGGTTGTGCAAGATTAGTTCTAGCCACTACATTTAGGTCTTCGTCCATAATCAAAATACCAGTAATCCAAGTTGCTTTTGTGTCTGTATCATTTGCCAAATCGTTGATTGTAAATGGTTGGTAGGATGGATTTGAGGAAGTAGTCTCTCTTAGGCTTTTTGCAAATGCATTTATTGTTAATATATGTAAATTTTGGTCGCCCTTGAAACTAACTTCAAATTCTGTTTCGCCAAAGAAATATAGGTTCGGATGCTTTATAACAATTATCCCTTCATCATAAAACACATTACCAACTGATGCCCAAGTTGCATGAGAGCTTCCATCTGCATCGGCCCTATATAAATTCCCTAATCCGTCATCCTTTATTGTCATACCGAACATTCCACTGGAATATTTTATAGAGGTATCTTTTATCTCTAAAGTCCCTGGCTTAATGCGATTTCCATAAAACAAGTTTGAAATATCGAAAAATACAACTTGATTTGAACTTGTATCTTTGGTTCTGTGTAAGACTGCTAAACTGTCTCCAGGGGAAGTAATAATACTTCCGCTTTCCGGCTGTACGCCTAAAACGCTATCCAGGATTGAACCGGAAGCAAGAATAGCCTGACTAGCCAATGCTTTAGAGGTTGGAACGATATTGTTTAAACTCACAACACCTAATTCTACATTCCCTAAATCCCCTGTAAGGCGACTTGAAGATAATGCGGACAGTAGGTCGAAGTTAGGTTGAAAACGCCCGTTGTCGCACGGCAGCGCCGTGTAGAGCCTTTTTTGAACAGAGCCGGTAGCGTATAAAAATCCATTTGCACTTAACTCGGTAGAACTTGGTGGAGTAAATGTTGAACCGCTTAAATTCCAAAGCCTAGGATAGTTGCCTGTGGCAAAATCACGTACATAGTTTTCTAAATTTGGGTAATGACCGCCTGCGCCAAATGCCATATCTGCTGCAAATGGGGTTGTGGTAGTTCCGTCAACAGCAAAAAACGGGGTTGTTAGAATGCCGCCGACGTTATTTAAATCTTGCCTAAACGGACTTTCTTCTGTGAAGAAAGGAGGTAGGTAAAATTTAAGATTATCAAGATTTTGCGGCCCAGATCCAGAAAGTTGTGCAACATCATTTACCGTAAGGTATTTGTCATACAGTTTTAAATCATGTATTTCTGCATTTAATGGATAATTGAATGAATAGTTTGTGGGAGAGTTAATACCGCTATTTGTGTTCAGGTTTACTAGTCCTTCTCTTGTAGTAGTGTCCTGCGCAAAAAATCTATCTAATGCATCAACTCCTCTATTAGACCCGCTATAAAAATTTCCGACTACAAGGACGGTAGGTTCTTCTCCAAGTTCATAAAAACCAAGTCCCAAAGACTGAGTTATAGAAAAGTTCTTTTTATTTACGCCATCAATTACGATAGAACCAGAACCATTATTATAATTTATTCCTCCCCATCTACAGGTTACATGCTGCCAAACATTTTTCTCAAGAGAGTTGTCAGCGGAGAAAAAGACAAAGGGGTCACTCTCACTAACAAGGTCTGGAACAATATTGGCAGAACTGCTAAGGGCCATAGAAATTCTAAATCCATCGACGTTTCCGTTTATGTCTTTTCTGGACCCCGAATGTAAAGATATTGCATATGCCCCTGTAAGATGAGCAATAGTCCCTGGTTTATATGCAACTGATTGACTAAGTGTCGTATATTTTGGCTTAATATAAAAATCAAAAGAAAATGCGCCAGATATTTGATATTTTGAACCAACAACTCCACTAGCAGTAACCGGCTCATTTGGATAAAGAAGAGCAGATGCAGTGGGCACCGTGCTACCTGTGAAAAAATTCAAACAATGGTAGTTTGCGTAATTCCACTGCGCCCGTGGATAGTCCGTTCTATAATAGGGCATAAGTAATGAACGAACTATATTTTTACGTAAAGTATTGGAGCTAAAATTAAAAGACGGAGTAAAGCGTAAAACTTCTACTTTTTGCTGTTTGCGGATTGTTGTTTGTTGACCCTGCACAGCAGCCATGTAACCACTTACAAAATTTGTTATATCCGTGCTAGAGGTATGATTTACAGACAACTTTCTAATTTCATCAATATTTTCATCGTTATACAATGAAGCACTAAACAAGGAAAGCGGATGAACTTCCTTTTCTGTTTTAGAGCGTCGAGCAAAAACATTTACTGAACCAGTAATTCCTGAAGAGCTTGAAATATAAGTTCGACTTGGAGTTGTGGCCAGTGTAAAAAATTCGAAGTTGTCGGGAGTTAGCTTTTCTATAGACATCGTATTTATTCTAGGATAAGTAGTTAACTGTACAATTGTCAATTAGAAAATAGTTTATTTCAAACATAAGGATGTATAGAATAACTACGGATCAATAATCCAATCGAATTTTAAAAGTTATATCCCTGTCGTTGTCGTTTAATACCGGCCTAGACAACTTCGCCACAGCTAACAGATTGTCAAAACTATCGTATAGTCCAATACTCGTAACAAATGTAAAGCTCTTTTGCGTTTCTTCCTGACCTTCGTCGATTACTACAATGCGGTTATTGTTGTCAGTGTACGTTGGATTACTAGAATAATTAAACTCATCGGCAGACACTCTTGAGAAGAATAAAGAACTATTAATATTCGTAACGTTTTGAAAAGTTACAGCAGTTTCATCAAGTCCGGCAGAACCATCTGAAGAAGATAAAAACCTTGTGCCTGCTAGGTGGTCAACGATATCATCAATAGACCCTGAATATAAAAACTCACTAAGAGTACCAGACATATCTGTCGCCCCGGTTGGTGCCATTGCCCCAATCGAGCCAGTAATATAATTTGCTTGGTCAAAACTTCTTGAAAGGTCCATGACAAGAATTCCCTTATCAATAAACAAAAGCCCGAGAGGGACCGTTGTATCTGCGGAGTCGACTACCGTGGAGACTTGGCCACCAAACGTAAATTCTTTATTTACACTAGAGTTAATATCTGTCAGAATTTTTGTTGCACTGTCGGGTGCTGCTTTGATGTTTTGCGTAGGTTCGGCCGCACTTGCACTTGGAAAATACCTAATCGCAAATGTTTCTCTTTTGATTTGGTCTCTTGAAAACAATCTCTTAAAACAGAAGAATGCGGCTTCTTTTATCTCGTTTGAGGTAGAGCCAGAACGTGCTGTGAAAGTTGAGTTGCTGTTTCCAAGAAGGTTTTGAGCAAACTGCTTATATAAATCCATTTTCTCACGCATCATTAGCGAGTTAGCAGGGAATAAATATTTTCCATTTACGTCAACCGTTGGATTAGCGTTCGTAACAACCTCGGAAGTTGCAGCAAGCCCCACAGTTAAATCAAAAACAGGGTTTGCTGTTTGAATAGTAAAATCTTGGTCGTATACAGTTTGAAACAACGAACTTGTTACCCCTGGGCCAACTCCGCCTGTCACAAATACTTGGAATTTTCTTCTAGTGCTCGAAGCGGATATGTCTGTATTAATGATATCGACTAGCTGGTTTAGAAAACTCCTAGAAGTTTTCACGTCCTCTGCGTTATATTCCTTAAATACGCTCATTTTTGTTCCTTAAATCTTTCATTTTTATCTTGTAGGTCTAATATTTTAGACGATAATATTTATCGCCATGTCGGATCTCCGCTTTGTTATCTGTCATTCGAAAACATAAATCAATTTCTTCATTTGGGAGCCCGGAACTATTCTCTAATTCCAATGCCCGCTGAAGACAATCATTAAAAGAAAATTTATATATCATTGATATCTCTAATAAACTCTGGTGAAAATTTAAGCCTGTTTTCAAATGCGCCGAAAGTAAAGTCTGTAGGATTATACCGTAGCCTTGTTTTGATTGCTAGCCCATAGTTTACCCTAATTTTGTTATCACTAAGCCAGTTATGTTTGCCAAATTCTAAAGTTGTTTTAGCGCCAAATTTTTTGCCAAACCTATTCTCTATTAATGTTGTTGGTTCTTTTAATATTGTCATTTAGTGCCTCATTATGCAGACTTAGAAATTTGTTTAACAGCATGTTCCTTTTTATTAACATGTCCGCTCCCATAAGTATCTGTGTTTTTATGGCATTCTATACATAAAGTTCTCCCATTTGTAATATCCCATAGTTTTTCACACCTATATGCATCTTCCAGGGAAAGAATTTTATTTTCTTTTACAATTTGAGAAAATGGAATAACATGATCAGCATTCAACATCATATTTTTACCTTTACAGAAAACACAAACAAAGTTGTCTCTTGTAAACACTTGTGTTCTCCAATCTTTATATCTGCTGGAATTCCTTATGGTTTTATAAACGCTCGTGAGGCCGCCTCTCCAATTCCAGTGTTCACTTTTAGATTTACCAAACGCTCCATAGGAGCCCCCGTTTTTTGTTAATAGTTCTTTTTTACTTTTACTCATTTTGGATTTTGTTTCATCGGATGGCGTTTTTCCAAAAAGGGGGTGTTTGCTTCCTTTTCTACTTTCAGAAAATTCTTGTCTTTTTTCTTCGGTCCAATAATTTCTAATCTTTTCTTTTACGTGTTTTGAAACTTTTTTCCCCCACATTGGGTTATTTTTACCGCTCAACTTTTTTGACAATATTTTTTTGGTTTGCCCAGAGTGTTTTTTACCGAAAAAAGGATTATTTTCTCCGCAGAGATTTTTCTTTTTCATTGATTTTGATTTTTTTTCACAGGTTTCTTTACTGAGCTTTTTACCATAATTTGGGTGAAGTTCTTTTTTGTATTCATTTTTCCAATAATTTTTAATCTTTTCTTTTGTTTTTATTGAATGTTTTTTACCGAAAAAAGGATTATTTTCCCCTTTTGTAGCGACAGAAATTTTTCTTCGTGTTTTTTCCGTCCGGATTTTTCCATTATTCCCATGAATGTTGTTTTTAGGTATGTTATGTTTTTTAATCCAATACCTTATATTATGGTCACTGCATCCAAAATATATAGCAGTCTCTTGAATAGACCTTTTTTCAATAAAATACTTTTCGTATAGTATGTTTTTGTCTTTGTAATTCATTATGCAGTCTTAGAAATTTGTACTTCCATTGTCAAAACAGCACCTGATTGAATGCCTGAAATTTTTACGAATGTGCTAATCAAATTTTTATTGAATGTAGCGCCAAATATCTGAAATTGTGACTCCGAAATAGCCTTTGATGCAATGGTAAACGAAAGTCTAGATCCTCCCACTGCTGTCTCAACAGCGTCTCTGGTAAGGAGATACGTGGCCCTTTGTTGTCCGTCAATGTCTTCAGGTGTTGACCCGAGCACTTGTAAAAACTGGTTATTCATTTCAACGATGAATGCTTGGTCTCTGAGTTCTACATCAATTGAGTTTTCGTCTTGTATGTCTTGCGACACAGTTAAATTTCTTCTCTTGACAGTAGTGTTTCCTATTGTTACAATATTAGTAGCTGACGTAGTGCCCTCACCTGTCAGTGAAAGATTTGGAAGTCTGATAAGACTTGGATTAGACACACTAATCATTCTATGTTTTTGTGCTAGACCTTGGTTTGTGAGCGCTTCAAATACAGGAGTATTTTTTTCAATTTTTTCTTTTCCAACGGTGCGGCCGAATTTTTTGATAATGGTGTAATCTACTTCATCATCGCCAGGAGCGAATTTTACAATAGAAAAACTACCATCATTTCTAGCAAGGAATTCCCTGCCCTTATCAGTGAGCACGGCGTCCAGAATTATATTATTTGTGTCATTTTGAAGATATCCCA